TCAAGGGGGTAGGATTATTTTAGCACAAGGGGGCAGAATCGCTTGGTTTTAGGGGGCAGCTTACACTGGATTTTCCACCTGCCGGGTAGCTTGTAACTTCTCTGTCTCGAATTGAGCGAGCTTATCAGAAAGAGGTTTAACGGCTGCACTCACTGCGTTAGCAATAATAGCCGCCATGTCGTCCGTCTTATCTTCCAGCTTCAGATTAGGGTTAGGATTGGGATTAGGATTCTCAATTGACTTACCGTCTTTAAGGTTATGTTTCTTTTCGTAGTTGGAAACTGCGGTCTTGGAAGCATCCCCGGCACGGAAATCACCATAGGAGTTAAGCACGTCCGAAAAACTGATACCCTCAACAATGGAGTTTACCTTTGTCTCGTCCGTTACACCCTCTGCCTTTTTAGTAGCGATTCGGGTTAAGATAGCAGTGTCCACCCCAGCGAATTTCTGTTGTAGCCCTGCCAAGATTTGTTCTAAGATTGTCATACCGTATGAATTTGATTTATAAATTTCTACGGTAAATTTCGTTATTTATAAAGAAGGTGAAAAATTATCAGATAGGTGATACACAACAATGAAGCGGTTGTTGTAAAATGGTATAAAAAAGGCGTGAAACCGAATGGAATCACGCCTAAATAAAGTATTGTAACTTATGCCGGTACAGCCATTAATTCACGCCCTACTGAACGTATTGTTTCTATAATATCTTCAAAACGTTTCTTAGACGGCTTCTTTGTTCCACTTACATATTGAGCAAACAAACTCTGAGAAATACCTAAACGTCGTGCTATGGCAGCAGCATTCAATTCAGGATGAGCTATAAATAAATCATAAAGAGGATTGGATTTCCTTTCCCGAAAGAATCCCTCAAAACTCAAATCTTCATCAAGCTCTCTCCAATGTATTCCGTCATGGCTCGTTGTGAAATTTGCGCGCTGCGCAGGAGTAGCCCATTTCAGCCTTTGGAAATCTGAAAACTTCTCACATGCCTCCTTCCCGTCAGTGGTACGTATCCATACCTCCGTATCAGTCAACCATACCTTTTCAACTATGATATTTTCCATAACCACTTATTTTGATTTATTAAAAAATTTATTCCAATGCTCTGCTATTACTTCTTGATTTTCTTCTATAACTGATTCTACAAGTTTCAGTTCAGATGACTTCAAGCCATTATTTTTGATTAATGTAACTGGAAATAAAGTGAATTTAGCACTTACATCCCCTTTGATTACATGAACATGTATAGGCTCATGGTCATTAGCGTAAAACATAAAACGAAAACCAAATAAAATAAATATCGTTGGCATACCTTTCTCTATTGATTACCCTACAAATATAGGTAATTATTTAATTACCTACAACTATTCAAGCAAAAAATTAGCGGCAACTCTTGAAGCCACCGCTAATTATTCTATTTTTCTTGTGCTAAAATTATAATCCCCGTAATTTTTCTGACTAAGAGGCGTTTTTCTGTCCCTTATTTCCGATTTGCTCATTCTTTGCCACCTGTTCCTCTTTGATTTCCTTCAGCTCTTCATCAATGCGATCCGCGTTCCCAGCAAACATGATACCCTCACGCACTGACCAGATGCCACCACTGACGGCAGAAACGGCAGTAGCCACCTTATCATTCAAATCATCAATCATATATGGAACCAGTTCTGTTTCTATGTCAATGGTCTGTGATGCCTTGCTAAACTCGGTTGGATTGATAGAGCCTAAAGCGGAAACAATGAAATTCACTCTCCGCTGTAAGAACTCACCGATAACCTCACCGTGATTTTCTACCGCCATATGTGCACCCATGAACATAAAGCGGAAAGCGGTTCCTGATGCTTTGCCTACCCCCTTCAACGTCTCAAAGGATATTCTTGGGGTGTTTGACATATCATAAGCCATATTGGTGAGTGTTTCTGCTTCAAAACGTACCGTATCCGGAACTTGGTTCCACGTCAGATACTGGGCATCCGCACCTTCACCTGTAAGTTTGACCATTCTGTCCTTAACCTTACCCATGAAACCCTCTACATCTCCAATTAGCTTCAGCAGTGGGAAGAAATGATAATCGATGCAATCTGCATAATTGGATAATAATTTCTCCAACCGAACCCGAAAAGTCTTTATCTTCTTGTAATAAGGTTCGGGGCGGTAGGCATAAAGAACTGGTAACTTTCCGAAGCCATGAGCAAAAGGCATTCTTTCTTCATACCCTTTAGACAAATCCCATTGATAAACCATTTTGTCCGTGATAGTCATAAAGCAGATGACTTCCGAATCATCCATGAGCTTCTTCTTGTACTCACGTGAGAAAGCAATCATTTTACCTTCGTCGTTGAAGAACGGGTATAGCTTATCACCTCTGAATGGAGACCATAACACGCTTTTCAGTTTCTTGGTGGGCTTTACCTTCCCCCCGAAGGAAGTCTTTATTTTCTTCCAGAACCTCGCCCAAAACGAATCATCATCGGTAACATACCAATATTCTGCCGCTTCTTGTTCGGAGAGCCAGGCACGGACAATCTTCTTGTTCTGATATTTGATTTTGTTGGATTTAAATACAGCCTTTACCGCATCCAGTAGCTTCTTTTCATCATCATCAGTTGGAGTGCAATCCATAGACGGTTCTGTGCCGACCGTGAAAGCAGTTTGAATGTTCACTATATCCTGTTCCAATGGAATGGAGATACGGTTCACTGGTTCTGTTTTATACCTTGCTTCGATTTCATAAGTCTTACCAGTTTTTTCATCGAAGTGCTTCTCAGCTTCTTTTTCAAGAACCTTTCTGTCCGGATACTTCTTTTTGTCAACCATAATTTCATGGCGTTCCGGATTCCAATCGTCCCAAAGTTTACAACAGTCGGGAAGTTCAGTCTTCCTACCTTTCTTCAGGTAGTTTATCTTCTGCCCGATATCGGGCAATGCTAATATTTCTTCTAAATTCAATGGCATAGCTTATATTTTTAGTGTGTGAATATTCCAGTTAAATCTTTCGGCTTCTGAATCTTACCAAGAAGCTCACCCAATACATAGTAACGTACAGCATCTATTCCGTGATTATCATGGTCTTCCGGTTCGTTGATATAGTTCCCGTCCTTATCCTTTGCCCAAACATACTTTCTGAACTCGCTTTGCAAGTTGTACGAGCGTTTGGTTATATAAATCTCCATATCTTTCATTTTGTCAATTCCGGCATTGATAGAGCCTGCACCTTTCTCTACGGCATATATCTTGATTCCTCCGTTGTGTATCTCTTGAATCAAACGTGGGTCTGCGCTGTCGGCAATGACTTTCAATCCCCACGGGCGAAGAGTCTTGATGATGTCAGAAGAAAGCAATCCAGTACGGTAATCCACTTCATCCAAGTAAAGGGCGTTATCAACGATACCACAACGAATGGAAGCAGACGGGTCATGCGTATAACCGAAGTCTTGCCCGAAAGCAATTTTCTTTGCCCAAGCCGGGAACTCGTCAACAATTCCCCACTTCTTGAACACAGCACCTTCTGCAACGTCAGCCCAGCGACCGATAACCACATGAGCATACTTTTCAGGATTACTCACCTTCATATCTTCCACCTCTTTCAGGAACTCAGGAGAAAGGTTATCCAAGTTATCAAAATACGTAGTATGGATATGGAGCACATTCGGATGAGTGGAAATCTGAACCTGCACACCATCAATCTCTACCAGCTTGTGAGTTTTCTCAATGTATTTCTTGTAGATGAAGTGATTGGAATCGCATGGGTTCATTATAATGATAATCCGGTTCTGAATACCCTTCTTGCGAATGGAGAGCATTATTTTATCGAACTCATCTTCGCTTGTCCACTCTTCCGCTTCATCGCAGACGAAAGTCGTAATGCCTTGAATGGATTTCAGTTTTGCTGTCTGGTTCCCGGAAGAAGTCTTGATACCCCGGAACATGATACGGCTCTTAGTCATCTTATTGACTATATCCGTCTTTGTGGTCTTGAAATATTTCGTGGTACCGTCCAAATCTATCTTCTCCATCATTTCGGGAATGATAGACATACCGGCAGAAACCATAGTGTAACGGGTGTAAAGAATCTGATGAACTATCTTCTCTACGGGAGTCATTTCAAAAGTCAACCGCTCAATAAAGGTAGAAGCATTGAAAGACTTTCCGCTACCACGCCCACCGGTGATAAGAATTATAAATTTTTCCTTATCCTCATATAATGGATGGTAAATTTCTTGAGGTACTATCATTTCAGCTTGTCTTTAATCCAGGAATCAATGTTGATGCCATGCTCTATGTCTGTTGGAATATCAGCATCTTCATTCGATGCAACTGGGGCACGCCCGAACAGTCTGTCTTCCATTCCATCCAATACATCGGTCATTCCTTTTGCCGCATTTCGTTTCAATCCTCGAGCAAGGATGAGTACCCACATAGGGGTGTCTTCCTTGCCAATTATCTTATCAATCTCTTGCGGAGTACACTGGAGTAAATACATCTTCACTTCATTCCATTCCTCACGAGACACGTTATAGGCTTTTTTGGCGATGGTATATAGTTTGGGCTTCCTGCCACGATTCTCTGGCTGGTTCGTGCTTGAAAAGCGGTTTCCTTTGCCCTTTATGTGTTCGTATTCTCCTGCCATAACGCTTGATTAACGCTCGATTTTACACTTTTTATCATTTTTTGCTGTTTCTATTTTTATTTGTACCTTTGCACTCGTAGGATGCACGGGTCGGAGTAAGGGTGGCCCCCGTCTGATGATGTTGTACGACATTGCTCTCCCTGGTAAACACGCTCGTACTACCGCGCGTGTTTTTATTTGTTGTGTTTATACCTATGTATATAGCCATTATCGGATACTATTATAATTCTTTTGAACCTATATCTATGGCCATCCTCATATAAACCAATTCCTTTTTCAACTGACTGCCGTGTGAAAACTCCTCCCTTTGAATAAATCAATGCAACATCCGCTCTTTTTGTTCTTGCATGGTCAAGAGCGTTCCTGATTGTATTCGCTCCATCCTTTGTTGGTGTCCTTTGCTCGAAAGAAGCTGAGAAGATACGTCCGTCAGGTGTCCTTACCTGCCCACTTTCATTCTTCAGCACTACCTTATACCCCTTGTCCGCAAGTATACGTGCCGCTTCCAGCTCTTCGGACTTGTGGCGTGCTGGGCTCTTCTCTATTGCGACATACCCGCCACCTTTCCCAATTTCCACGCTGGAGTACCGCCCACTGGCTCGCATTGCTTCAACTTCTGCTTGCCGTTTACGGTATGTTGAAGTACCTTGCTGGTATGTGCGAACACCCCCGGAAGTTTTAGCCATGCTTTAATCCCCCACAAACTTGCTTCCGAAACGCCCCCTCTTGTTATTTGTGTAGAAAGCTGATTCCGGTATGTTCAAATCATCATACGAACTTCTTCGGGCTTGCTGTGTGTTTCCTCCAAGCTTTCTTATACTGTCAAGGTAAGCCTTGTTTCCGGAAGCTTTGTAGTCAGTACTGTCAACCCTACCTCCAAGCGATTTCCAAGCCATCTTCATACTTTCGGTAAAAGACATCTTACCTCCATAGAGCTTATAGAGTTTGTGCGCCATAGACATAACTTTTGAACTTCCAAGACGGGAAGTACCTGTGCTCCTTACTCCTCCTGCTGTCTTAGCCATAACTATCTCCTTTTACGTCTCCTATTTGTTGAACTTCCTGTATATCCACCACGTCCTGCTCTGAACTCACGCTTATCTTTTACTTCAAATTCACGTGCCAAATCACGATTGTAAATATCATACTCGGTGCCATGCTTTGTGTCTCGGTCTATTGCTGCCGTGGTGGCAAATCCTGACTTCGCCGGACTGTCAAACCGTTCAGCCACCCTGTCAATCCATTTCTCGGCTTGCGATTGAGTCCTGAAATTCTTTTGCAGCCACCTTGTGTTACCATTCCTGTTTGTCACTGACACTGATGCTTGAAAGTTGCCGCCACTGGTGCCACCTCTAACTCCTCCTGCTGTTTTAGCCATTATTACCTCCTTTCTTGGTTTTCTTCACCCTGTTTGCCATAAACTGCTCCACATACATCACACTGTTCTGCACGCAAAGCTCCTTTATCTTCTCACCGCCACCGTAAACTATCATATTGGGAATATCTTTCCCTGATATTTCACGGGCAATTTGTATTTCAATCTTCAAGTATTCCTGTCTATCGGAATAGCCGCGTGTTGCAAAAGCATTGTAACCTTCTGGGATACCCATGCGGTTGTACTTGTAGAATTTCTTCGCCACATTGAGGTCGGCATATACCTTTACGCCGCACTCCTGGAAGTAGCGGGCAATCCAACGTTTCTTGTATATCTGCTGCAATCCATATGCTACAGGTGTCGTATCGAACAATGACAGGTTAGGTTCAACAACAGCAGAACATCCGCTGTTCAGAACAACCGTAGGGTCTTTCCATATCGCTTCAAAGCGGTAATCCTCCACGTAGAAATGATAAGTTTGGATGTCTTTCCTCAACCTCGTGTCAGCTCCCCATGCGGAGAACGGCAGCAGCAAACCGGGTGCAGGTTGCTCATCCAAACGCAGGTTCGGTATGTCGAAATCGTTGTTGCTCTCATATATCCTGTCGCCCAGCATCATGGCAAAGAAGTCGGCATCTTCTTGTTGGCAATCCTTTTCTTCCGCTTCTTGCTTCGGTGCAAGTTTATTTCTATCTTTATCTTCCTGCCATACGTCAAATCCCCAATCATTCAATTCTTCGCTGTCCCATTCGTTCGCAAGCAATCCCCAATCGTTTTCACCAAAAGGATTATTATCTTGGATAATCATTTGACAAAGTTTTTCTACCGGTGTATCTTCAGGTAATATGCAACAAGGCACTTTTGTCCATTTTAGCTTTTTATATGCTTGTAAACGCATATTCCCGCCAATAACGACATATTCCCCTTTATATGGATAGACAAGTAAATCTCTCGCTTCGGTCATTTCCGGCAATTCCTTGATTGATTTGCACAGTTTTCTAAACTTCGCATCCTTGATAAGTCGAGGATTACGAGGAAGCCCTTCTATCTGTCCATCGTTATGAATAACTTTTGATATGTCAAGTTTGGCTCTTTGCATAAAAAATACCTTTGAACTACTATTATTCATTCAAAGGTACTACCACATGGAAAATCCAGTGTAAGCTGCCCCCTAAAACCAAGCGATTCTGCCCCCTTAAAACATTCAACAATGCCCCCTTAAA